AATCATAAATGGGTTGAGAATAAATTAAAAAAGAATATTAATTTAACACTTAAAGATTTAGTAAAAGATAATGGGTGAGTATAATTTAAATACAATAAGTTTAGATGATCTATTGTTTATACTTGGTGGGTTTGTTTTTCAAGGAGAAACATCTGAGGAGATAGACATAGCATTACTTCTAAGACTAGAAGAATTATTAATAGTAAAAATACAAGAAAGAACAGACGAGATTCCGAAAGGAACAATATTACATTAAGGAGAAATATGAGTTATAAATTTAACGAAGGAAATATAATACAACAAATAGAAAAGTATGTAGATGAAACATACGACAGACACTATGCACAAGGTAAGTATCAAGCAACTGATATGATTATAGATGCAGGACATGGAGAAGGATTCTGTATGGGTAACATTATGAAATATGCTATGAGGTGTGGTAAGAAAGACGAAACATATAAAAAAGAAGACTTACTCAAAATAATACACTACGCAATTATAGCTATACATTTAGGAGACACAAATGACTGAGGAATATTTAGGCATTCAAATAGATTATAGTAAAGACAACAAACTTGATAAGTTTAGTATAGACACATTAAAGGACAGATATTTTTGGGCAGATGAAGAGAGTCCTCAAGAAGCTTTTGCAAGAGCAGCAGTATTTGGTGCAACTTACAAAGGACATATAGATTTTAATTTAGCACAGAGGTTATATAATTATGCATCCGATCATTGGTTTATGTTTAGTACTCCTATACTTAGTAACGGAGGAACAACTCGTGGGCTTCCTATTAGCTGCTTTCTCAATTACGTACCTGATTCGAGGGTTGGTCTTTCTGATCACTATGATGAAAACATATGGCTCGCAAGTTCAGGTGGAGGTATCGGTGGATATTGGGGAGATGTTAGGAGTGATGGTATTTCAACTGGCAACGGTTCTCGTTCTACTGGCTCGATCCCCTTTATGCATGTCGTAGATGCAGAGATGCTTGCCTTTAATCAAGGCACAACAAGACGAGGAAGCTACGCAGCTTACTCAAACATATCCCATCCTGAGATTGAAGAGTTTATCAACATGCGAAGAGCATCGGGTGGTGATATAAATAGAAAGAATTTAAATTTACATAACGCAGTCAACATTACTAATGAATTTTTAGAGTGTGTTAAAGATGATGCAGAGTGGAGGTTAATTGATCCTAAAACTAACGAGCCTACTAAAGTAGTAAATGCTAGAGAGTTATGGATGAAGCTTCTTGAAGCACGAGCAGAAACAGGTGAGCCTTATCTTATTAATATAGATAAATGTAATGAGGCTTTACCTGAAGAACAAAAAGCATTAGGTTTAGAAATTAAACAGAGCAACTTATGTTCTGAAATTACTCTACCTACCAACGAAGAACGGACTGCTGTTTGTTGTTTATCAAGTGTTAACTTAGAACACTTTGATAAGTGGAAGAAAGACAAACAATTTATAGATGATTTAATTACAATGCTTGACAATGTATTAGAACATTTTATTGAAGACATAGTAGACACATCTAGATTAGGTGGGTATACTGCAAATTTTAAGAGGTTTAAAACTTATGTTAAAGAAGGTAAAGAAGGCATGGTTAAAGCTGCATACTCAGCTTATAGAGAAAGGTCAATTGGTTTGGGAGCAATGGGATTCCATGCATATCTCCAAAGTAAAGGATTATCTTTTAATGGTTTACAACAGACTAGCATCAACAATATCATCTTTAGCAGAATTAAATCTAAAGCTCTTACAGCAACTCAAAGACTCGCTGAGATACGTGGTGAAGCTCCTGATGTACATGGTAGCAATAATCGTAACTCTCATCTTTTGGCTGTTGCTCCTAATGCCAGTAGCAGTATTATATGTGGTGGCACTTCCCCTAGTATTGAACCATATCGTGCTAATATATACACGCACAAAACTCTCTCCGGTAATTACAAAGTTAAAAATAAATTTTTAGAAAAAGTATTAAAAAAGAAAGGATTAAATGTAGAAGAAAGAGATAAAGTATGGAAAAATATTTCAAATGAAAGAGGTTCTATTCAAAATATTAAAATATTTAATAAAGAAGAAAAAGAAATATTTAAAACAGCAGATGAAATAAATCAATTACAAATTGTAGAACATGCAAAGATTAGACAACCTTACATTTGTCAAAGTCAAAGTGTTAATTTATTTTTCATTCCTCCGAAAGCAACAGAGGACCAAGAAGTACATAATGAATATCTACAATATGTAAACGATGTACATTGGTATGCTATGCATAATTTAAAATCTTTATATTATTTAAGATCAGACGTAGCTAAGTCTGCTGAGAATGTAAATATTAAGATACCTAGAATAAACTTAGAAGATGTTGAATGTATAAGCTGTGAAGGATAACACTATGGAATCTACTGTAGAAGAATTAAATATAGCAGTACATAATCTACCTGCCGTAATTATGTTAGAAGTTTTCTTACCTACAAAATTAGTAGATGATTTGAATACTTATCTAGACGAGTATAGAAAAACAGCAGATAAGAAATCGCTTGCCCATACTTTAGTAGGACAGATTCATCAGGGAGAACAGCTATTAATGGATCACAAGCATGATCTACTAAAAGATTACTACCAGTTTATTACGAATATGGGAGTAACATACTTACAAACTTTTGGAAATATAACAGGACACTACCATAAAAATAAAACTATAGATATAGACGAGCTGTGGTCAGTTCACAGTTATGAAGGAGACTACAATCCTATACATGATCATGGCACTCAAACTTTAACAGGTATATCTACAACTACATGGACTAAAGTACCTGAACAGATTGGTAAGAAAGGTGATACTCAAACTCCTCAAGACTTTTCTTTATACAATGACTCAGGAGCATGTGATGGTTTCTTAGCCTTTACTTATGGACGTAATGAGATTATGAATACTAAAAGATTAAGACCACCACAATCATGTACAATTAAACCTGAAGTAGGTAAACAACTTATGTTTCCTTCATGGTTACAGCACATGGTCTATCCTTTCTTTGGGGAAGGAGAGAGAAGAACTGTAGCTGCTAATTTAAACTGTTGGGATACTAAAGAAAAAAATGACAAATAGTTTTAAAAGTTTTTGCAGTCGTATGTGGTTAGACCATTGTGACGAGAACGCAGCTTTTGGTGCAATAAAATTAACTGAAGAAGAATACATAAAAAAATATAACACATGGCTACTCGAAAGGTATGCCAAACAATTGGAGAACAAATGAGCTTATTAAGCACAAGAAATTATTACAAACCTTTTGATCATCCTTGGATGTATGATTATTGGGATTTACAAACACAGATGCATTGGTCACACAATGACATCCCCTTAGCTACTGATGTTAAAGATTGGAATACAATATCAGATAGTGAAAGAAATTTATTGACACAAATTTTTAGACTGTTTACTCAGTCTGATGTTGATGTTGGTTCAGCTTATGTTAATACATACATGAGAATATTTAAGAAACCTGAAGCAGGTTTAATGATGGGTGCATTTCATCATATCGAAGGAATACACCAAGCAGCTTATAGTGCTTTATTAGATACTGTTGGCATGCCTGAAATAGAATACAAAGCCTTTGCTGAGTACGAAGAGATGGCTAATAAACATGAGTATATTCAAAAGTTTAAACCAACTCTTAAAGATAAGAAAGGAATAGCTAAAGCTCTTGCAGTCTTCTCAGCATTTACAGAAGGCTTACAATTATTTAGTAGCTTTGCAGTCTTGTTAAACTTCCCTCGCTTTGGTAAGATGAAAGGTATGGGACAGATAGTTACGTACTCTATTAAAGACGAGAGCCTTCATGTAGAATCAATGACTAAACTCTTTAAACAATTTATTCAAGAGAATCCTGAAATATGGACTGATTCTTTTAAGAAAGAACTTTATCAAATATGTAGAGAAATGGTAGAGTTAGAAGATAAGTTCCTTGATCTTGTATTTGAGATGGGAGATATGCAAGGACTTACGAAAAAAGATATGTATGCT